ATGGCAACAAAAGAACAGGAAAGACAGGCAATCAAAAAAATTCAGGCGATTATCGAAGGACTTGGAGCAGACAGCTATCTGGCAGCAGCGATGGAAGGTGTGCTGGAACTGGCAGAGGATAACATCAGAGACGATGCGATGTACAGCTGGAAGCAGAGAACGGAATCGGCGCAGCAGAAGCTGGCAGCAGCAGAGCATCAGCTGGAACAGAAGGACATCGACCTGAACACAGCGAAGGCTGACATGAAGGAGATGCAGGAAGAGCTGACAGAGCGCAGGAAGGAATGCCTGAAGCTGCGGATGACACACGGACAAGCAGAAGACCTGATTGAACTGGTACGAATTCAGCAGGCGATGTCAGAAGAAAAAGCAATCAATGCGGCATCCAGTATGGCATACGCAGTGATGAATGGCGAAGATGCAAAGGACTTCGCACAGAGATGGAACGATGCACAGGAAAGAGCGAACAGGTGCAAGGAACTGGACACAATGCTTCAGAAGTACATGGAGGTATAAGGATGAATAATCAGAGAAGAAAGCGGCTGGAAACAGCCGCACAGCTTCTGGAAGAAGCGAAGGCAATCATTGAAGAAGTAATGGAAGAAGAGCAGGAAGCATACGACAACTTGCCGGAGGGCATCAAGTACAGTGAGCGTGGCGAACAGATGGAGAGCAACGCAGGGCAACTGGAAGAACATGTGGACACGATTGATGAAGTCATGGAATCAATCGGCGAGATGTAGGAGGTGCGGGAAGATGGCAGAAGCAAGAGTATATGGCTATGTAAACGGAAAGCCAGCATACAGCGCAGATGAATTCAAGTACATGCGAAGAGGATTCGGAGCAATCACGGATGATGCAAAGCTAATGGAGTACGCAGAGAAGGTCACATCAGGATGGCAGCAGTCAGGTCACAAGAGAACATTCACCGGATTCTACATCAGTGACTATTGCATGAGTGAGCCATGTGCCAGTCTGACGAAGGTGGAATTTGAGAGACTGAAGGAACTTCAGAAGGCAGAGGAAAAAAGACTTCAAGAAGCAGATGAAGCGAGACAATGGAAGAAAGTGGACACCGTGTACTATGCAGACAACAGCATAGAAGAGGTATGGGAAGACAAGGACGGAATCAGGAAGACCGTGATGACCACAGCACCGCATGGCGATGCCTGTTATTGATGGAGGTGGAACATGGAAGACATGATAATTTTACTGATATACATGGCATTTCTATTCGGATTCATAGGTCTGGCAGCGGTCATGACGGAGCTGACAGAGCGCATCACATTTCTGAATAAGTTTGTGGACTGGATATTGAAACGAATGGAGATATAGAAGGAGGTGGCGGGATGACATTCTATCATGCAACAACACCGGAATGTGCAGAAAAGATTGCAGCGAGCGGGCGCATCAAGAAGGGAATGGATGGCTGCGTGTATCTGTGCAAGGCAGCAGCTGATGCCTGCAAATTCCTTGCAATCAGGGGAATCAAGAAGGTGATTGTGTTTGAAGTCGAGCTGAAGGAAGAAGAGGTACAAGAGAGCTTCGACCATTCCGAAGCATTCTTCCAGTGCAAAGCGTACATATACAATAAAAACATCCAGAGGAAAAGTATCAAGACCGCATGGGAATACACATTCAACATATAAGCCGAAACAGGGTAGCAGCCCTGTCTGGACATGATGGCAACATGTTCACTGACGATGGCAAGCCGACAGACAAAGTCAGGACACCGTGAAAACATGGCGGCGGGTGCATCCTGCCAGAAAGATGCACAGACGGTCAACAAGTTTTTCGCAGCTTTTTAATGTGAAAAGGTGCAACACGGTGGACATCGCCAGAAAGCAGGTGGAGCGGATGCCAAAGACAAGACCGCCGCCAGAAGGAGGAAAAGAAATGATGCAGGACAAACCAGTGCAGATTCTGGAACTATTCGGAGGAATAGGAAGCCCACGATGCGCACTGCGAAATCTGGGGATTGAGACAAAGGCAATCGACTATGTGGAAATAGATGAAAAAGCTGTCAGGTCATACAATTCCATGTTCAGAGATGAAGCAGGGTACAGGACACAGTCAGTGGTGGGATGGAATCTGAAGCCAGATATTTTAGTACACGGAAGCCCATGTCAAGACTTCAGCATCGCTGGACAGCAGCGAGGTGCTGACGAAGGAAGCGAAACACGAAGCAGCCTGATGTGGGAGACCATACATATTATTGAACAAATGGGAGAGTGGAAGCCAAAGTATGTCATCTGGGAAAATGTAAAGAATGTCACCAGCAAGCACATGATTGCGAATTTCATCAGGTATCAAAAGGAGATGGAGCGCATGGGCTACACAAACAGCTACGAGGTACTGGACGCAAGGGAATTCGGACTGCCGCAGGCAAGGGAAAGAGTATTCACAGTGTCAGTGCTGGGTGGCGAAAAGTTCAGCTTCGATGACCTGATTCGCACACCGATGCGAGACATTAAGGAATTCCTTGAAGACAATGACACAGTGCCGGAAGTGTACGATGTGACACAACCTTCTGTGTACAATGTCATCGGTCACACAGGCATCAAGAGAGCGACTGTCATCAAAGACTGTGCATTCACAATCACGACACGAATGGACAGGACACCAGCGCAAGTGATTGACTGCGGTGGCGGGCGGTACAGATACCTGACAGAAAGGGAATGCTGGCGATTGCAGGGCTATACAGATGAAGAATTTGAAAGAGCAAAGGCGGTGCAGAAGCGTGTGGGCAGATACTACATGTCACTGTACAAACAGGCTGGAAACAGCATCGCAGTGCCTATCTTTGAAAGTATCTTCAGAAAAATCATCAAAGGAGAAGTCGAGGAGGAAGGACAATGAGCGAAGGAAGAGTGGAATGTAGGACGCTGACATTCGGTGTCACTGGCGAATTTATCACACAGCTGGTGCGTGAGCAGTTCTATCTGGAAGCTAAAGGATATGAAAATGCAATGGAAATCCTTCTGTCTTGCATGGGCGGCACAGATATGCCGGAAGAGCAGCTGAAGAGATATGCAGAAGATGTGATTCTGGGCAGAGCAGAATTCAAGGGAAACACAGCAGATGGCACATTCTGCATGACAGCATACGATGCAGGAGAAGAGCCGAAAATCAGCGGCAGCTTCCGCATATTTGAAATGTACACCAGAAAGGCGAAGAAGCTGAAGGAGATGGAAGAAGAGCTTCACAAGATGCAGGAGTGGTATGCGGTAGCGATGGAGCATGTGCCTTCGTATGAGAGGGATGCGGTACTGGAAGAAACAGGGCAGCAGGTGAAAAAGGAAAAGCCATCAATGCTGGATTCATTCATAAAAAGGATGATGGATGAAGAAGAACACACGACAGAAGATTATGGATGGCTTGCGCCGGATGGCACATTCTACGCTGTGGAATGGGGAGAGCATCAGTCGTGGGCGATGAAGTATGTGGAAGAACACTATCCCGAAGTGTACGAAGAAACAGACGAAGAAGGCGACTGGCTTGTACAGCAGAAGGGCTGGGTGCTTCTTCACAATCCATCGCAAGGAATCGCATTCCCGACAAGAAGCACGGTCAAAGAATATACAAAGGCACAGCGTGAATTCTTGTATGACTACTACATGGAGAGGGGATGCAAAGAAGAAGCGAATGCTATCTGGAAAGAAGAATAGGGAGCGGGACAAAAGAAAAGACATCGGCAATGCTTGGCGGCTGCCGATGTCTGATGACTTCCCTTGAAGTCCGAAACACATCACAATTATTGTACCACGGACTGCAAGGAAAGTCAATGACTGCGCACCTTGTAGGTGCATTCCCGCCCTTGTAATTGATACTAACACTTCACGGAATATCATTCCGAAGGAGTGATATGCAAGGGAGTGGACAGGAAGAGATGGAAAAGAGAAGAAGGAAGAAGAATGTCTATGAGAAGTATGACTATGAGAGTACATACGAGCAGGACATAGACATCCTTGCAGAGCATCAGATGCTGGAACTTCTGAAGAGTGGAAAGCGTCAGGTGTATGCCACAAAGGAGATACGAGCGGGGGAACAGCTGGAAGTTGAAATATATCCAGAATTCACAAAGGGACAAAGACAGCTGATTCCTGATGAAGCCAGAAGGAAGAAACAGAGACAGGCACAGCGCAATCTGAATGAGAAGAACAGCTGGAAGCAGTGTGTGCGTGTAATCAATGAGAACTTCACAGACCGTGACATCTGGGCGACCTTCACATATACAGACGAACAGATGCCGGAGACAATGGAGCAGGCACAGCAGAACATGCAGCGGTACATAAAAAGGCTAAACTACCACAGAAAAAAGCGTGAGCTTCCGAATGCCAGATATGTCTATACAACAGAGTGCAGCAAGAGAGGAAGATGGCATCATCACATCGTGCTGGATGGAGACATGGAGATGGACATAGTGGAAAGCCTGTGGACAGCTGGACGCAGAAACGAAGTCCGAAGGCTTCAGAAGGACAAGGATGGACTGACAGCGATGGCAAGATACATCACGAAGTCACCTGAAGACAAGGGAAGCAAGAAGGACAAGGGCAAAGGTCAGAAGCGATGGACACCTTCAAAGGGATTGAGACAGCCACAAGAGAAGGTGACACACTACAAGATAAAAGCAAAAGATGTGGACACAGTCGTGAGAAATGAAAATGCACTGCCGGAGCTGCTGAAAAAGTGGTACGGAGCGCAGGGGTACAACTTCACGGAAGGACGCATCAAGTACAACGATTTCAATGGCAGATTCTACATCTACGCAAGGATGTGGAAGCCGAAGGAGGAAGAAACAGATGCAAGACAACGAGATGGAACGCACAGCAGAGCTAAAGGCAATCAGAAGCCGAAGAAGAGAGTTGAAGCGAAGAAGAGAACTGCGCAAAAGAAGACAGCGCATCCGAAGAATCAAGGTGGCAGCAGTGGCGGCGATTCTGATGGTGATTCTACTGGCAGTATCAATGGCACTGGCAAGCTGTGCAAAAGATGACAAGAAGGTCACGGAAGCAGCGACACAGACCACAGGTGACATCTGGCAGCAGGAGACCGAAGGAACAACGGAGCAGCTGCCGGAAGAGATGCAGCTGGTCATCACAGAGCAGGATGTGTATGGCTGTGAGCTGTACGGTGTATATGAATATCCGTGGAATATGATGTCGCAGGATTGGGGGTGTGATGATGTGGAAGGCTTCTACTACCACGAAATATCAGAGGAATGCAAGGCGGCGGGCGGCAGTTTCCCTGTGATTGCGCAGGTCTATACATACATCGTCTGCAAGAATGCGGGTGTCGATTATGAAGTAGTATTTGCCCTGATTGAGAAGGAAAGCAGCTGCGTGTGGACAGCGAAGGGAGACGGTGGCGGGAGCATTGGTCTGATGCAGGTGTCAGAGAAGTGGCACAGCGACCGGATGGAGCGTCTGGGATGTGAAGACCTGACGAATCCATTTCAGAATATCGTGGTCGGTGTGGACTTCCTTGCAGAACTTCAGGACACCATCGGTGACACACCGTACAAGATGGCAGATGTACTGGCAGCATACAACTACGGACTGTCAGGGGCAAAGAAGCACCTGTGGGCGAATGACATCCACTGGTATTCATACAACGAGGAAATCATGGCAAGAGCGCAGGAACTGAAGACAGAGACTGCGGCAGCTATGGAGAGATTGAAAGCAAAGGAGGAAGGAAGATGAAGAAGAGAAGAACAAAGCACAGCTGCCTGATTGTGGACGAGGGACAGCTGCACATGGAGATGCCAGTGACAGCGGCAGAGATGTATGCGGTCGATTGCGTGGTGAAAACCATGCGAAGTAAGGGTATCAGAGAGAACAGCCCATACTGGATTGCGGTAGTAGAACGCACGAAGGACATCCTGATGAATCACAAGGAGGAAGTCAGAAGGATGTATCTGGATTCAAAGAACATCCTGAAGCAGTACATCATCAGAGAGACAGGTGCGGAAGAGTATGCAGCATTCTCGAAGATGATGCGCATGGGACTGACTGGCGATGTCATGCACGACATGAAGATTCTGGAAGAGGTGAGCAGGCGATGAATATGAAGTATGCACTGCGCAGCGAAGACACAGAGCAGATAAATGTGGTCAGCTGGGCATCATGGCAGAGGAATCTGCATCCAGAGCTTGCACTGCTTCATCACTGTCCGAATGGCGGCAGCAGGAACAGAGCGGAAGCAGTGAAACTGAAACAGATGGGAGTGGTCGCAGGAATTCCAGACCTGCATCTTCCGGTGAAAAAAGGCAACTACATCGGACTGTACATCGAAATGAAGTACAACAAGGGAAGACTGGAAGAGAGCCAGAAGACGATGCTGAAGGCACTGGCGGCAGCAGGACACTATTGCGTGGTGTGTTATGGAGCAGAGGAAGCAATCAACATCCTGAAGGAATACTGCGAACTGAAGGCGATTGATACCGGAGCGGGAGAAAATCAGATGCAGCATCCGAATCTGTCCATCCTAAAGGAAGGGAAGGTGAAGGCTTTATGATAACACTGGAAGAATACCTTCAGACGCTAACAGGAGCGAATCTGCTTCACATCAAGAAGGGAGAGCAGACACTATACATGGGCTATCAGGCGAATTTGCAACACGCTGACAGCACCATCTGCCTTCAGGACATAGTGGAGCGATTTCAGGCAGTGCCGGAGATAAAGCACAAAAAGTGGCGGGAGTTGGGATTGATGCAGCCACTTCAGCCGGAACAGACACCGCAGTACAGCTTCAGCGACTTGCAGATGAATCTGTACTACACCATCATCCTGAAGGATGAAAAAAAGGAACGAATCGAAGAGCTGCGAAGGGAAATCATGGAGCATGAGATGCAGCACTGCAATCACTGTCCTGACATGGGGCTGGTGGAAGCATGTGAATGCTGCGATGTATATGGCTGCATCAGAGACTTCGAGCAGGAGCTGCGCAGTTTGGAAGAATAAAAACCAGAAGGAGGAAACACATCAATGAAGATTATTGCAGTAATGAATCAAAAAGGCGGCATCGGGAAGACGATGACCGCAGCATCCATCGCCTACATTATGGGCGAAGAAAAAGGATTGAGAGTGCTGGCAGTGGACGCTGACCAGCAAGGAAACATGTCGATGCTGTATGACAGCTTCGAGCCAGAGGGAGCGGGATTGCCGGAGTTGCTAGAGCATCACAGGCTTGTCGGCGGCAATTTCAGTACAAATGACCTGATACAGACCACACCATACGGACACATCGACATCATACCATGCAACGGTTATCTGATGCGCACAAATATGAATCTGCTTCTGAATGAGAGTGAAGACCAGATTGTCAGATTCGCAGCGGCGATGACGGAAGTGCAGGATGTGTATGATGTCTGCATCGTGGACTGCGGTCTGCTGATGGACATGACAGTGACAAATGTGCTGGTGGCAGCAGACATGGTCATCATGCCTGTGAAAATTGGAGGATTCGAGATTGAAGCCATCGAGAACATGCAGGAACAGGTGGAAGACCTTCGCAGCTTGAATGCGGACATCAAGACAAAGGTGCTGATGACAATGCGCCAGAAGAATCAGACATCGCTTCAGGTGGAAGAATGGCTAAAGGAGAAGACAGACTGCTTCACAACAGCTGTCAGAAGGTCAATCATTGCAGAGAAGGCAACGATGGCAAGACTTCCGCTGCCGAAGTTTTCAAAAGGATGTATCGTCACACAGGACTATCGCAACATCGTCCACGAAATCATGAAGGAGGGCAAATATGCAGAAGAATCAGAAGATGTCAGAATCTGACACCATAGAAGGCACAGCGACCATCAGCATCGCACAGCTGGATGTCTTCCGGCAGCAGGCAGAGACCATCAGGAAGATGGAGAAGGACAAGGAAGAGACGAAGCAGCTGCTGTCACAGCTGGTGTCACATCTGGATGATGCGACATACAAGGAACGCTGCGCAGAGATTGATGCCATGAAGCGAATATCAGACAGACAGCTTCGGAAGTTATGCGATGAAGCAGCAGAGACCATCGAGATATATGTCGATGCACAAGTCCTGAAGAAAATCATCAGGAAGTACATAAATGTGAATGGCAGCGAAGCTGCTTTCGAGATTGCGAAGATGAAGAATGACACGCTGGAAGGCATCAGGATTCATCTGAAAGAAGAAAACGATGAAGAAATGGAGGAATAAACAATGGCAGCAGGATGGAGCGTCATGGACGCATTAAACAAAAATAGCAAGGCAGCAGCGGATGACACACCGAAGGCAAGATTCCGCACAAGAGACATCAGCATCAAGAAAATATATCCGAATGAGAATAATTTCTATTCAATCACAGGCATTGAAGAGCTGGCGCAGAAGATTCTGGCAAGCGGTCTGATGGAGAATCTGGCGGTGGTATATGCACCATGTGACAAGGGTGAATACAGAATCATCGCAGGTGAAAAGAGATGGAGAGCATTGAGCCTTCTGGTAGAGCGTGGACATGAAGAATTCGAGATTGTCACCTGCCAGATAAAGCAGCCAGCGTCAGAACAGGAAGAGCGCATACAGCTGATTGTGGCAAATGGGTACAGAGACAAGACAGTGATGGATATTCTGGAAGAAGAGCGTCAGCTGAAGGAGTGCTTGACACAGATGCAGCAGGAAGGTCTGACACTTGGAGGATATGACCTGAACAGCGGAAGGCTTCGTGATGTAATCGCACAGATGCTGAATACATCCGGCACAAAGGTGGCACAGATTGAGAGTATCAACAGCAGACTGATTCCTGAATTCACGGAAGAACTGAAGGAAGGTCGCCTGACATTCAGTGCAGCTTATGAAATCAGCGGAATGTCAGCTGAAGGGCAGCAGGAGATGCTGGAAAAATACAAAGAGACAGGAAGCCTGTCATGGAAGGATGTCAAGGAAGCAAAGGATGCACAGAAGGCAGCGAAGGAAGCGGAGCAGCTGGAAGGACAGATGAAATATCCTGAAGACTATGAAGAGCCGGATGGAGAGGAAGAAGCGGCAGAGGAATCTGAAGAGGATGCAGGAGAAGATGAAGACGCTGCGGCAGCAGGCGAAGAATACCAGACACCGCATCCTGAAAGCATCACATCCATCTGCTACGGATGCCAGAGATATTCCGAATGCAATGTGAAGACATCGACCTGCACCAGCTGCGACCAGTACATAAACAAAGCAGAAGCGGAGAAGACCGAAGAGCAGAGATACAACGAAGAACAGGATGCCATCGACAGAGAGACAGCAAAGAAACTGCGTGAGATGCAGCAGGAAGAGAAGATGCAGAATCTTCCTTCAGACCATGAGAGCGGGTGCAAGGTGCATGACATTCGCCTGGGCGCAACCTTCTTCGATGATGTACTGGAATGCCGAAAGAATTTTGAACTGCGCAAGAATGACCGTGGCTACAAAGTAGGGGACATCCTTCGCATGATGGAATTCAAGGAAGGAAAAAACACCGGAAGAATCGTGGAGCGAAAAGTCATCTACATGCTGGAAGACTACACCGGACTGGAAGATGGATTCTGTATCATGGGTACAGCACCTGTGGAGCAGATTCAGGAAGCGGGAGCTGATGCAGCAGACGGAGCGGGACAGGACGCAGCTGCGCTGGTATTGAATTATGGAGCATGATGAACAGAAGCGACTATGTCACACCGTGTGGCGGGTGTGCATGTAACCACTGCCTGCACAGCGTGGAATGCACGGACAAGCTGACCAGACAGGAATGTCTGGCAGCAGTCCCTTGCTTCAACTGTGACGAATGCAGGCACTATGGAGGAACAGGCACGGACAACTGGAAGGGAGAATGCAACAAATGCAGGATAACAGACCAGCAGGCGAAGAGACTGCGGAAAAGAATCAAAGTGATAAAGAGCAGCTGAAGCTGCAACACGACACCTTCGTGGAGTTGATAACGAAGGCGGCAGGTAAAAGAAGATACTTCAGGGACTTCATGGAATGGCTGGAAAGCACGGACTTCTTCAGTGCGCCAGCATCCACAAAGCACCACGGATGCGAAGAAGGCGGTCTGGTGAAGCATTCGCTGAATGTGTGCAAGAGACTGCTGGACAGAAAAGACCTGAAGTGCAGCTGGGAGACAGCGGTCATCGCATCGCTGCTTCACGATGTCTGCAAGATAGACAACTACATTCCGGTGGCGGGAGAGGATGGCGACATAAAAGAGTGGAAATACAATCAACACCTTCAACTGCCCATCGGACACAGTGAGCGCAGCATCATCCTGATACAGCAGACAGGAATGACATTGACGCTGGAAGAGATGGTGGCAATTCGCTGGCACATGGGTGCATTCGATAAGGCAGCCTGTGGCGGCAGCAGAGAGATGTCAGAAGCCTTCAGACAATATCCGCTTGCAGTACAGCTGCATCTGGCAGACATGGAAGCGACATATCTGGACGAAGGGAGGAAGGACTGATGAAAACTATTGAATGCAATGAATGCGGAGCAGTGATTGAACAAAGAGAAGACCTGCTTCAGCATCAGGTGATAGACAAGGATGATTCCGGTCAGGATATTCAGGAGACTTTTTTTACATGCCAGAGTTGCGGCACACATTATACGGTCATCATCACAGACAGACCGATGCGCCTGATAATTGAGAAAAGAAAGACCATCAGGAAAAAAATCGGAAGAGCGATGAAGAGCTGCACGAAGAAGAATGTCGTGGCGACCAGAATGCAGGTGGACAAACTGGTGGCAGAGGATGAAGAACTTCGCAAGCAGCTGAAGAAGATGTCCACGCAGCTGAAGGAGAAATACAAGGAGGAATGACAGTGAGCCACAGAAGAAAGTACACAATGTCTGCCTATCGTGATTCAATTCGCAGGGGCGACATTTACTACATAAACAACAACAGGGGGCAGGTCGGAAGCGAAATGAAGAAGGACAGACCTGCGGTGATTGTATCGAATGATATGAACAACAGATACAGCAACGAGGTCACGGTGGTATTTCTGACAACGCAGCCGAAGAAAGAAATGCCGACACATGTGAAGATACGAAGCACCGGAAGGACATCGGTGGCATTGTGCGAAGCACCGACAACGATTGACAAGAAGCGGGTGAATAATTTCATGGGCAGGGCATCGTATTCGGAAATGAGAGCAATCAGCAGAGGGCTGGACATAGCACTGGATGTGACAGAGGAAGGAGGAAGGTCGAATGTATAACATGGAAGAATGGCTGCGTCAGGCGATTGCAGCGACAGGTGGATTCATCCTGTGGGTGATTTTGATGATGGTGGCAGCAGCACTGGTACTTCTGGCGGTCATCGTGGTGTATGCGGTGATAAAGGCAGCAGTGGATAGTATCAAGGGAGGAAAGAAAAAAGATGAATAAAAATATCTACATGGGCAGATTGACAAGGAATCCAGAGGTCAGATATTCGCAAGGGAATGAGCCGATGGCGATTGCAAGATTCACATTGGCGGTGGACAGGAAAGTGAGAAGACAGGAAGGACAACAGAATGCAGACTTCATTCCATGCGTGGCATTCGGTAAGCTGGGAGAATTCGCAGAGAAGTATCTGAAACAAGGAACAAGAATCCTTCTGGAAGGAAGAATGCAGTAAGGCAGCTACACAGACAAAGAAGGTCGCAAGGTGTACACATTAGAGTGCTGCGCTGAAAATATCGAATTTACGGAAAGTAAAGCATCAGAGCAGAGAGGGCAGCAGGATGCAGCATCTTCATACAGTGACGCTGGCGATGGATTCATGAACATACCGGATGGCATTGATGAAGAATTGCCTTTCAGCTAAAAACAAAGGAAGAAGGTGAAGACATGGGACTGAAGGATGTTATCAGAAAAGCAGGAGAGAAGCTGAAGAACATCACCGGAATCGGAAAGAGCGGGCAGGAAGTCAGACAAGTGCTGAAGCTGCCGGATGAAATGACAGAATACACGATAGAGCGGCAGAAGAAACGAAGACACATCGGCATCGACTTGGCAGCAGCTGAAGACCTGACTGCATACATAAAGCAGGACGAAGCCACAAAAGGCGCAGGAAGCGAAAAAGAGCCGCAGGCAGAGGAAAACACACAGGAAGCGGAAAAAGGGCAGGAAGCGGCAAAAACAGAAGCCACAGCAAGCCTTCAGGAGCTTCTGGAAACACTGGACGAAGAGAAATGGAAAGAGATGCAGGAAGCACTTGCAGAATGCGCCGATAAGATGGGAATTACAGCGGAAGAGCTGATGAAAAGAGTGGAAAAAGCGGCAGCAGTCATGACCGCAGCATTCAAAGCGATTCGAGATGCAATGATGAAGGCTGCGCCAGTGATTCGAGACTGGTTAAAGGAATACTACGACAGCATGAGCGGACTGGATAAGTGGCAGCGCATGAAGTTGGAAATGCCGAACAATGAACGAAGAAGAAAGAAGCTGCCGATGGTAAGAAGGCAAGCACATCTGCGCAATCTGCGGAATCAGAGGAAGCGCAAAAAGAAGTAAAGGGAAGGTGACAGCGATGGATGAAGAGAAGATTGTGGAGGTGGTGCAGGCAGCAGTCAAAGCAGCAGTGCAGGAGCAGGAAGCCGCCAGAGCGAAACAGGAGCGTCAAAAAGTCTTGTACAACACAAGAATGCTGATGGAAGGGTACAGAGAGATGCAGGAGCATCTGAAAATCGCCATTTCAGAGGTCGAAGAACTGGAAGAAGATGAATACAGTATATTAAGGGGCGAGAATTCGCATCTGGAAAGTGTCAGAAGGTCAAAATTGCAGACAGCGATGATGATTGCAAACATCGACAGGGCGATGGAACAGCTGAAGAAAGAATTGACCGAAAAAGGGCAGAAATACAAGTACGAAGCATTTAAGATGCACTACATTGACGGATTCACACTGGAAGACATCGCTGAAAAATTGAATTGCGGAAAAAACACACCTTCGAGGTGGATAAAAGAGATGATTCGCAGAATGAGTGTGAAAATATTCGGAATTCAGGGAATTGAAAAATGGTGATTCCAAAAAGACAACTTTTTAAGGGAAAACAGATTTTTTTATGGTGAAAAGTTGGGGAAAAGTTGGGGTTTTAATAGGGGAATGTAAATGATAAAATTGTAGCGTGGAAAGTTGCGAAGAGAGCCGCTGTACAGACCGAAAATCTGGCAGCGGCTTTTTTATTGCCATTTTTCCCGCCCTCAAATGGCTGAAGCAGGCATCCCAGAAAAGGGGTGTCTGCGGATGCCTGAAAATGGCTATATAGGGGGGCATACAGGGCGACCTGATAAGGGGGCTATATACAAGGCTTCCACAGGGGGTGCTGTATAAGGGCTTCCCATAAAGGGCTATATATAAGGCTTCCAGAAGGGGGCTATATAGGGGGCTTATATAAGGCTATATAGGGGGGTGGTATATGTGCTATTGCACACATGCAGATGCGGTGCGCTGATACCGCAGGGGGTGTCCCTGTGTAGCACCTGTGCAGCAGCGTCAGAAGGCACAAATAGCAGGCACATGCAGTACAACAGGACACGCAGGAACAGCAAGGCTGCTGCCTTCTATGTGAGCGGCGAATGGAGACCAGTCAGAGCCAACACACTGCGCCTATATGATGGGCTTGATATATATGCCTATTACATACAACACAGGATTGCAACAGCTGACATGGTGCATCACATCATAGAGCTTGATGAAGACTGGTCAAGAAGGATTGATATGACAAACCTTCTACCATTAAGCAATCAGAATCATGGCATTATCAGTGCCTTGTATGAGAAGGATGAAGCAACGAAGAGACAGACGCAACAGCTTCTCTTCGGGCTGATAGCGTCCCACTGGAAGGACGCAGGGGGTATCGAAAAAGTTTTACTTGGCGGCATTTAGTCGCGCTTCCCCTGTTCTGTGGAGAAAACTCCCCACGGAAATTCCAGAAGATGCCCACCAGAAAAAGGGCAGTGTCAGAATCTGACACACCGCAAGGAGACCAGCGAAGAAGGGAGGTCGCAAAGCATGGCAGGACAAAGACAGCCCATCGAGCTTCTACAAGCAAAGGGCAAAAAACATCTGACAAAAGCAGAGATTGAAGAGCGAATGCGCACGGAAGTGAAAGCACCAGCTGACAAGGTCACTGCACCTGCATACCTGTCACCGGAGCAGAAGAAAGTATTCAAGAAAATTGTGAAGGAGCTTCGTGCGATTAACCTGATTTCAAATCTGGATGTGGATGCACTGGCGAGACTGGTCATCGCACAGGAGAAGTACATCGCAGTCACGACAGAGTTGAACAAACAGCCTGTGATGGTGACTGTACAAGTGCCAACAGGCAAGAAGGACGATGCCGGACAGCCTATCATGAGAGAAAAAGAAGTCGTGAATGGTGAAGTCGAGCGTCTGGCACTGCTTCAAGACAGGTACTTCAAACAGTGCAGACAGGGTGCAGCAGACTTCGGTCTGACCGTGTCATCCAGATGTCGGCTTGTAGTGCCTAAAGCAAGGGACAACGAGCCACCAAAAGAAAACAAATTCAAACAGAAATTCGCATAGGTGCGAATGCAGAAAAAAGACAGAGTAACACAGTACGCACTGGATGTCCTTGCGGGGAATGTGGCAGCTGGCGAACTGGTGAAGCTGGCATGTCAGCGACACTTAAATGACATTGAACAATCAAAGGCTGCACCATATCGGTACTACTTCGATGTGGATGAAGCAGAGCGCATCATCGACTTCGCAGAGACGCTGACAATCGCTGAAGGCGAAGAAGAGCATCAGGTCGAAGCATATCCATTCCAGTGCTTCATTCTGGGAAGCATCAATGGATGGCGCACGAAGGATGGAGGACACAGAAGATTCCGCACCAGCTACATTCAGCTGGGCAGACAGAACGGAAAGAGCTTCATAAACGGAATCCTTGCTGCGTACTATGGCAATTTTTCTGGGTACAAGTACGGTCAGATATACTGTACAGCTACCAAAAAAGAGCAGGCGATGATTGTCTTCAACGAAATTGTGAAATTTATCAATTCCGATGCAGACCTTCTGGAATGTTTCAAGGTGCATGAACACAACAGCACCATTGACTGCCTGCTGACAAAATCAAAAATCAAGGCACTGTCAGGAGATACGAAGTCCATTGACGGATTCCGTCCGTACTTGGGAATCGTTGACGAATACCATGCGCACAAGGACGAGCAGATGTACAAGCTGCTTGAAGGCGGTATCAAGAAGATGAAGTCTGCATTGATTTCCGTCATCACCACTGCCGGATTCGACCTGAAATCGCCTTGCTATGCACTGTATGAATACTGCAAGAAGGTGCTGAAAGGCATCGTGCAGAATGAAAGTCAATTCATATACATCGCACAGATGGATGAATCGGATGACATGTGGCTGCCGGAGAATTGGCTGAAGGCGAATCCGATTCTGGAATACGACAGGGACGCACTTGAAAACATGATTCCGATTGCTGCGACCGCAAAGGAAATGGGCGGCGCAACACTGCGAGACTTCATTGTCAAGCAGCTCAATATGTGGCTTCAGTGGACGAATGATGTCTACATCAAAGACATGACGATGTGGCAGCAGTCAGTTGTGAAGAAGACGCTGGCAGACTTCAGGAAGCAGAAGTGCTATGTCGGACTGGACTTGTCCAGTGGCGGCGACTTGACATCACTTGCAATCGTCATTCCATACCTGAAGAACGGTGTCCGCAAGTATTACCTACACGCACACAGCTTCATTCCGAAGCAGCGAGTGCAGGAACACATCAAGACAGACCGTGTGCCATACGACATGTGGATTCGTGAAGGTCTGGTGACGGTAACAGAGACGATGGGCGGCATCAAGACGGATTATAAATACATCCTGACATATCTGAAGCAGCTGATAAAACAGTACGAGCTTGATGTGCAATTCATCTGCTACGACACGCACAATGCTTCAGCCTTCCTGTCCGACCTTGAAGCGATGGGATGGGACAGCGTGGCGGTCGCACAGTCTGCGAAAGCATTGAACGATGCCACAGTGGACTTCCGTCTGGAAATCATGGCGGGAAATGTGGAACACGATGGAAATGGCGCATTGATGTGGTCGATTGCGAATGCGAAGACTGTGTCAAACAGCTTCGGGGAAATCAAGATAGAAAAAGACCTTCGCACAGAGCGCATCGACATCGTGGATGCGGCGATTGATGCGTGGACACAGGCGATGAAGGGAGAGACGAAACCGGATGCAAATGAATTCTTGCAGCTGTGGCTGCAACAGAATGACAAATACACGAAGAAGAAGGAAGGGAGGTGAAGAGATTGAACATGTGGCAAAGCGTAAAGAGAAGCGTGGCGAAGGTATTCAACATCAATGTGATTGAATCATCGCCGCAGATGAAGGAAGAATCCTTCCTTGAATGGCTGGGAATCAAGCGTGAGAACACCACAGAGCCGATTCACGAAGTCACATACTTCACATGCTTGAAGATGATGTCAGAGACGATGGCGAAGATGCCATGGAAATTCTATGAGAAGACAAGGAACGGAATCAAGGAAGCGGAAGAGACCGATGTGTCAAAGCTGATGCGTGACCGTCCGAATCCATTCATGACACCGACTACATTCTGGAACACGGTGGAGATGAACAGATGCCACTTCGGGAATGCGTATGTGTACATCAGGCGCAAATTCAAGCGTCAGAAGTATGGCGGTGAATTGACTGCACTTGACATGTGGATAATGCCATCGAACTGTGTGCAGATTGTCGTGGATGATGCGGGATTCTTCGCAGGCAAGGGAAAAATCTGGTATGTGTACAGCGACAAATATTCAGGTCAGCAGTATGTATTCAGCACGGATGAAGTGCTGCACTTCAAGACTTCACATTCCCTTGATGGCATCACAGGGCTTCCGGTGCAGTACATCCTGAAGACTACGGTGGAAGGCACAGCTGCATCGCAGGACTTCCTGAACAATCTGTACAAGAACGGTCTGACAGCGAAGGCAACACTGGAATACACCGGAGACCTTGATGAAGAAGCAAAGAATAAACTGATTCAGGCATTCGAGCTTTATGGCAGCGGGACAAAGAACACAGGAAAGATTCTTCCTGTGCCGCTGGGCATGAAGCTGACACCGCTTGACATCAAGCTGTCTGACAGTCAATTCATCGAGCTGAAGAAGTATTCTGCGCTTCAGATTGCAGGCGCATTCGGAATTAAGCCGAATCAGATAAACGACTACGAGAAATCTTCATACAGCAACAGTGAAATGCAGCAGCTGTCCTTCTATGTGGACACGATGCTTTTTGTCATGAAGCAGTATGAGGAAGAGGTCAACTACAAACTGCTGGATGAAGAAGACAGGGAAAGCAAGTATTTCAAGCTGAATGAAAAAGTGCTGCTTCGTACAGATAGCAAGACACAGATGGAGATATTCGCATCGTCCGTCAACAACGGAATCCAGATGCCGAATGAATGCAGAAGAAAACTTGACTTGATGGATGCGGAAGGCGGCGACCAGCTCATAGTGAATGGAAGCTACATCCCGCTGAATGCAGTCGGGCAGCAGTACGGTGTAGAGGATGAAGAAGAACAGTCCGAAGAGACACCGGAAGGCACTGAAGTGCAGCTGGATGAAGGAGGTGATGGTCAGGAGGAACAGCAGCAAGCTGCGAATCCTGATGAATCCATAGAGCAGCAGGAAGAGGAAGAAACAGAGCCAACACCATCAGAAGGCGATGACGATGAATCTGAAGAAGCTGCGGAACAGCCGGAGCAGGAAACAGCCGAAACGAAAGCCGATGGCGAAGAAGAGGAAGGGGGTGAAGATGATGATGAAGAAAAGGATGAATTTCACAAGAAGAAATCCTAAGACAAAACAAGTCGAAAACACAGGCTACATGGAACTGAAGGATGCAGCTGGAAGCAGTGGCATCGAGCTGTACATCTACGGTGACATCGTATCGACCACATGGGATGCGTGGTCATTGGAAGACACATGCCCGCAGGATATTGCGGACTTCATGGCAGGTATTGACAACAATGCAGACATGACCATCTACATCAATTCGGGTGGCGGTGATGTATTCGCAGGAATTGCGATTCACAGCATCCTGAAGCGTCACACTGGACACAAGCGTGGTGTGGTTGATGGACTGGCAGCTTCCATCGCATCTGTCATCCTGATGGCATGTGATGAAATCGTGATGTCATGCGGCGCACAGATTATGATTCACAAGCCTTCGACTATTGTCTGGGGGAATGCAGAAGACTTCCAGAAGATGATTGCGGAGCTGGACAAGTGCCAGAAGAGCATCACCGACATCTACATGACAAAGGTCAATGAAGGTGTGACTGAAGAAGAGGTCACTGCCTTGATTAACGCAGAGACATGGATGAACGGAGAAGAAGCGCAGGAGATATTCGACATCACAGTCGAAGACAAGCCTGCAATCGCCGCATGTGTCAGTGGCTGGATGATGGGCAGCTACAAAAACAAAGCGGAAGGCATCGTGACACAGACTGTGGAAGATGTTGATGCGAAGCAGCGTGAAGCAGAAGAGATGGCTGCGCTGCTTGATGATTTAGACCTATATGGAATTTAACCAAAATCAGGAGGTAAACAAACAATGAGTAAAGAAGCAAGAGCGTTATTGAAGAAAATCAATGACAAGAAGAATGCCATCAGAAGCCTTGTGGCTGAAGGCAAGACCAAAGAAGCGAAGGAAGCGAAGGCAGAGCTTGTGGACATGCAGGAACGCTTCAATCTTCTCATGGAGATTGATGAAGATGATGAAGCAGACATCACCGACAAGGTGGATGCAGGCAAAGCAAAAGGTGTGGACGAAGGTGGTGAAATCACTGGCAACAAGAAGCCGGAGAAGAAGGACATCGTCCGTGCATTCGTGAATCGCATTGTGTGCGGTCTCACAAAGAAGAGCATGAAGAAAGAGGATGCAGCCATCATGGACATGATGACTGAAGCAGACGCAGATGAAGACGGAATCTCTGACGGTGGCTTCACTGTACCGCAGGACATCCAGACTGACATCACCGAGCTTCGCCGCAGCGACAATGAGCTTCAGCAGTTTGTCAATGTAGAGCCTGTCCAGACCTTATCCGGCAGTCGTGTCATCGAAGTGGATGCAGAGCATACACCGTGGGACGATGTGGATGAAGGTGCTGAATTCGGAGAGGAAGAGACACCTGAATTCCGTCAGATTAAGTACAAGGTGAAGAAGAAGGGCGGTATCTTGAAGACTACCAGAGAACTTCTTCAGGACACTGCTGTGAACATCTTGGCATATCTCAATAAGTGGATTGCGAAGAAGTCCAGAGCGACCAGAAATGCTGCAATTCTTGCAAAATTGAAGGAAATCACTGCGGGCAAAGAAGTGGTACTTGCCACATTCGATGACTTCAAGGATGTCTTCAATGTGAAGCTGGATTCTTCCATCGCAGCATCTTCCATCGTACTCACTAACCAGAGCGGATTCAATTTCCTTGACAAGCTCAAAGATAACGATGGCAACTACATCATTCAGCCTGATGTGACAGACAAGTCGAAGCGTCTTCTTTTCGGTGTATATCCGATTCATGTGGTGAGCAATAAGACTTTGAAGAACACAGTCACAGAAACGGAAATGAAATATCCGGTATTCATGGGCGACTTGAAGGAAGCAATCACGCTTTTTGACCGTGAAAAAATCACTGTGGAACTTTCCACAGAAGCAGGCGACTTGTGGGCAAAAGACTTGACTGGCATCAAAGTGCGTGACCGCTTCGATGTGCAGGCAGTCGATGAAAGCGCAGTCATCGCAGGTGTAATCACTGAAGCAGTAGCAGGTTAAGAATGGCAGCAGCCGCAGCCAGAAGGGAGGTAAAACATGTTAAAAGAAGCAAAGGAATATCTTCGTGTCGATTATGACGATGATGACACCATCATTCAGCTGATGCTGGATGCGGTGCTGGATGAAATGGAAGAATTGATTCCGAAGTTTGACCGTGCGAAGCCTACCAACAGGCAGCGGCTGCTGATTTTTTCATACATCAAGGAGCTGTATGACGGAAGAGGAAATACAACACCATCGCAGGAAAAACTGCGATACAGCATACAGTCCATGATGCTGAAGGAAATGTTGAGGTGACAGCATGGCAGCAGCGAGAATCAAAATCTATAAGAAGAATGAAAAGGTGGAGAATGCCCGCCGTGAAGAGCTTCCACCTACGCTGCATCATGAATGCTGGTGCGAGATTGGCAGCTTGTACGGTCAGGAGCTGTACAGTGCGCTTGAAATCAGACTGGAAGACACCATCATCTTTGAAGTCAGATACTGCAAGAAGGTCAAGGAGGTGCGACAGAGCCTGAAGGAATTCTATGTGGAATATGAGGGCGACAAGTATGACATCTTCGCCACTGATTTCAGGAAGAATGAAAAGCAGTGGGTGCAGCTGAAGGCGAACAAAGTCAGCTGATGGTGTGTCAGAATCTGACACGGAAGGATGTGGTGAAATGCGGATAAGCATTGAATTTGACGGACTGAAGGAGCTTCAGAAGGCAATCGAGCAGCTTGCGTCTGAAGAGGAAATCAGGAAGACAAATCGGCAGATATATCAGCAGTGCGCCGACATCACGCAGCCACGGATGCAAGCACACATGCCACGGTCTGCCGATAATTCAAAATCAGGCAAGAAGGGGTACAGACCGCCCGGACATGCAAAGGACAATGTGCCGAAGAAGGTCACTGCAAAGCAGGCAGAAGTCGGATGGACGCTACTGGGCGATGCAGAAAACTTCTTCTACATGAAATTCGTTGAATGGGGAACAACGAAGCAGCCACCGCAGGACTTCATCTACAACACGCTGAAGGAATGCGACAGCAGCTATTCCATAATAGCAGAGAAAGAATATCAGCAACTGCTGAATGACAAGATAGGAGGTTGACAAGGGTGGACATCATATCACTGGCAGCAGAAGCCCTGAAGCCCATATCAAGTGAAGGAATAAGCGTGGAGCAGGGCTGGTACGACAAAAATGCAAAGACAAAGCACATCACATTGTGGTCGCTGGGTGACTACGATGGCGCACATGCGGACGATATGCCAGAAGTCAATGTGGCTTCAGTGCAGGTGAATATCTGGTCAGACAGAGACCAGATACGACTGAAGGCACGAATCAAGAGATTGATGAAGAAAGCTGGCTTCTACTACATGGGCGGCAATGATGAGCTGGAAACCGACACAAAAGTATTTATAAATGCGATGCGCTTCATGTATGCGCAGGAAGCAGAAGAAATGGAGGAATAAGACAATGAGTGACGCAGCAAAGACTATCGTCAGAAGCCGCACGAAGTCCTTCAGGGACATCTATGTGGCATTAGTAACTGCAAACACAGCGACACAGTATGTGACTGACACACCTGTGAAGCTGGCAAGAGCAATCAGCGGCAAGGTGTCTGATAAATTCAGCATCGAGAAAATCTATTCCGATGACGGAGTGGAAGATGTGACTGAAATGTACGAAGGCACTGAAGTGGAATTCGAGGTGAATGCGCTTGCGCCGCAGGACAAGAAACTTCTCTTCGGTCATCTTTATGAAAACGGATTCCTTGTGAAGAATAAGGATGACAAAGCACCGGAGGTCGCAGTCGGCTATCGTGCGAAGAAGCTCAATGGCAAGTATGAATTTGTATGGCTTTATGTCGGCAGATTCGGTCAGGGCTTCGATGACAACTACGAGACCGAAGCGGACAAGGTAACTACACAGACCGCAACATTGAAGGGCAGCTTCTACGAAAGAGCCATTGATGGCAATTATCAGATTGCAGTCGATGAAGGCAACCTTCTGGAAGAACATGCAACAGCAAAGGCAGCAATCGCTGACTGGTTTGCAAAAGTGCAGGAGAGCAAAGAAGAGGTCGCAGCAGCGGCTGAAGAGTAGGGCAACTAATATTCAATAAACCATAGGAGGGCAGGAAAATGGCAGCAGCTAAAACAAAAAAACACAGCGTAATCGTGGGAGGTAAGGAATACCACTTGCCGAAGGAATTGGACATTGACGCATATCTTCACTATCTGGAAGTCCGTGATGACATCATGGGAACAGAGAAGAAGACAGGCTTGTACACAGCGAAGCAATTCAAGGACATGATGGACTGCATTGTGGAGTTGTACAATCATCAATTCACAGTCGAAGAGCTGAAAGACAAAGAGACAGGTCTGGGTGTGACCGGAATCATCATGGAATTTGCAGCGGTGGAAATCGGTGTGGGTGAAAATGTGAATGGTAAGGTGGAAGCATTTCAGGCAAATTTTACGAATGGCAAGTAGTGCCGGAATTGACGCTGATGTGCGGGCAGAATGAACATGTCCGCACATCAGTGACTGCTCAAATGTACAGACGATACACGGAAGTCATGGAGCAGAACAACGGAGAGAGCGCAGCAGACGCATTCAGATTCAATGGACGCATCCTGAAGGATGTCTTCAAGGTGACAGACAGGGAACTGGCGAAGGCAGATGTGGAAGAACAGCTGGCAGCAGCGAAAATCATCCACTTCGTCATGCAGGATGTCATCACGAAGAAATTCCTTGACCTGAATCCAGAGCATCCAGAGCAGCAAGAGCCTTCAGCTTTTGACGAATATGACGAAGAAAATGGCTACAACGAGATAGAAAGCAAAGGAAGCGTCTGGAAAGTGTGCAGGGAGAATCTGGACAGAGTGGTGAAGCTGTGCATCCGGTCATTCAATAATTCATACACGCAGTGCATGGAATCCGACATTATGAGCCTTCTGGACTATGTCTCTTTCGAGATAGCAACAATCAACGAGAAATAGACAGAGGGAGGTGTGCGTGAATGGCGCAGGCATCAATAAGAATCGGCGCATCAACAGCTGAATACCAGCAGGCGATGAAGCAGGCAGCTGCACAGATGAAAGAGCTGACAAGTGAATACAGTCTTGCAGCGGCGCAGGCGAAGCTGACAGGTTCAGAGATGGATGGGCTGAAGGCGAAGGTCACAGAACTGACCAACAAGATGGATGTACAGCGCACATCGGTAGCAAATGCAAAACAGCGTTATGAAGACCTTCAGACGAATCTTCAGAAGACAAAGCAGAAGCATGAAGAGCTGAAGGGCAAGGTGGAAGCAGCGAAGCGGGCATACGATGACAGCTGCGAAGCCACTGGAAAGAATTCGGAAGAATCAAAGAAGCTGAAAGAAGAGCTGACGAAGTTGGAAAGTCAGCTTGCAAATACAGAGAAGTCCATCGGAAGACAGGAGACTGCACTGGCGCAACAGTCGGCAGCGGTGTCACAGTCCGAAGCAGCATTGGCACAGTTGGAAGTCCAGCTGCGTGATGTCAATGCAGAGCTTGCCAGACAGGGCTTCGATGAATATGCAGAGAAGGCTGGAAAAGTCGGTGAAGCAGTAACGGACGCAGGTGAAAAGATGATGGTGGTCACTGGTGCAGTGGCGGCAGTGGCAACAGCGTCCGTCAAGACCGCAGCTGACTTCGAGAGCCAGATGTCGAGAGTGCAGGCGATAAGCGGAGCGACTGGTGAGAGTTTTGAAGCGTTATCGCAGCAGGCAATCGAGCTGGGCGGCAACACATCATTTTCAGCACTGGAAGCAGCAGAGGGTATGGAAAACCTTGCAAGCGCAGGCTTCACAGTAGAGGAAATCATGGAAGCAATGCCCGGAATGCTTGACCTTGCAGCATCATCAGGCGAAGAACTTGCAGCCAGTGCGGACATCGCAGCATCCACGCTGCGAGGATTCGGTCTGGAAGCATCTGAAGCTGGACATGTAGCAGATGTACTGGCAAGGAACGCAGCACAGACGAATGCAGCAGTGGCTGACACCGGAGAAGCGATGAAGTATGTCGCACCTGTGGCGGCAGCAATGGGAATCAGCTTCGAGGAATGTGCCGCAGCAATCGGTATCATGGCGAATTCAGGCATCAAGGGCAGTCAGGCAGGCACTGCGCTTCGTGGAGCGATGTCAAGACTGGCAAAGCCGACAGAACAGATGCAGAACAAAATGGACGAGCTGGGGCTGTCCTTCTTTGATAGCGAAGGGAAAATGCTGTCCCTGAAAGATATGACAGGGATGCTTCAGGAAAAGCTGGGCGGCTTGACCGATGAACAGCGAAACAATGCACTTGTGACTATCTTCGGACAGGAATCACTGTCTGGAATGCTTGCATTGATGGAAGCAGGTGCTGACGGTGTGGAAGCACTGACAGAAGACTACATGAACTGTGACGGAGCAGCTGCGGAAATGGCTGCAACGATGCAGAACAATCTGAAGGGACAGATGGAATCCCTATCCGGCACGCTGGAATCAATATCCATCAAAATCGGCACGATGCTGATTCCGTATGTGAAGCAGGCGGTCGAATGGCTTGACGGACTTGCAAGCAAATTCCTTGCCTTGGACGAAGGTACGCAGAAGACCATCCTTGCATTCGCAGGAGCGGCGGCTGCCATAGGACCTGTGCTGCTGGTAGTCGGTAAGTTGATAACATTCAGCGCATCCGTGTCTTCAGCACTTGGCACATTATCAGCTGCACTTGCAGGAAGCGGAGCGGCAGCAGGCGCAGCAGGAGCTGCGACAGGCGGCTTCGGGACAATTCTGGCGGCGATTACAAGCCCTGTGGGAATTGCAGTGGCAGCTGTGGCAGCACTGGTGGCGGGGCTTGCGTATGTAGCCATCACAAATGAAGAAGTGCAGGCATCCCTTGTGAATGTCTGGAACACCTTCAAGATGAATCTTCAGCCAGCACTTGAATACATATCAGGCACGGTGCTTCCTGACCTTCAGGCAGCATGGGACGGACTGATGAAGATTCTTCAGCCACTTGGTGATTTTATCATGGGCGCACTGACAAGCGCATGGCAGGACATCCTGATTCCAGCACTGGAATGGCTGGCAGGAACGGTGCTTCCGACACTGACCAGTACCTTCAAGAATTTGTGGGAGAATGTGCTGCGTCCGCTGGGGACATTCATCGGTAGTGTATTAGAGCCAGTGGTGCAGTTTTTAGCGACAACATTGACGATGCTGTGGAATACAGTGCTTGTGCCGCTTGCGGACTTCATTATGTCCACGGTGATGTCGGCATGGGAAGGTCTGGCGACCATCTTCAACGTGACGGTGATTCCGGTCGTGAATGCAGTCATCAATGTATTTCAGTGGCTGTGGGACAATGTCCTGAAGGGTGTGGTGGACTGGCTGACAGCGACACTGCTTCCTATATTCCAGACGGTATTCACAGCAGTCGGTGGAATCATTAGTGGATTAAAGACCGCATTTCAGGGTGTCATCGACTTCATTGTGGGTGTATTCACACTTGACCTGACAACAGCAGGCGAAGGCATCAAGGGCATCTTCAGTGGCATCTGGGAAGCAATCAAGAGCATCTTCAGTGGTGCGTTGACAGCAATCCAGCAGCTTCTGACATCGGTGTGGAATTTAATCAAGCCAGCAATAGAAACGGTATGGAATGGCATTGCAGGATTCTTCAGCAACATCTGGAACACCATCTACACGACAGTGTCCACATGGCTGACGAATATCTGGACATCCATCACAAACATCTTCACATCGTGCTGGAATACCATTCAGACGGTGTGGCAGAACATCACGAATGCGATTCAGGTGGCTATTATGTTTATAGTGGAGCTGATAACATTCGCCTTCGAGCTGATAACAATTCCATTCAGATTCATCTGGGAGAATTGCAAGGGCATCATCATGGAAGCATGGGAAGCCATCAAGACCACAGTGGGCAATGCACTGACAGCAATCAGCACAACCATCAACACGGTCTGGACAGCAGTCAGCACATTCTTCACTACAATATGGACAGCAATCAGCACATTCTTCACGACAACATGGAATACTATCAGCACAACGGTCAGCACGGTGATGACCAACATCCAGACGAAGCTGACAACAGTGTGGAATGCCATCAAGACAACAATCACAACCGTGATAAATGCCATCAAGACAACGCTGACAACGGTGTGGAATGCAATTCAGACCACAATCAGCACGGTGGTGAATACCATCAAGACAACGGTCACAAGCGTATTCAATGCGGTGAAGAGTACAGTGACATCCATCTTCAATTCTGTGAAGAGTACGGTGACATCAGCGTGGAACAGCATCAAGAATGCTATTACAACACCTATCAATGCAGCAAAGTCTGCGGTGTCATCGGCACTGAACAGCATCAAGAGTACAGTGGCATCTGTCTTCAATTCCGTGAAGAGTACGGTGACATCGGTGTGGAACAGTATCAAGAATGCTATCCAGACACCAATAAACGCAGCAAAGTCTGCGGTCAGCAGTGCGATTGATGCCATCAAGTCGAAGTTTAACTTCAGCTGGTCGCTTCCGAAGCTCAAACTGCCACATGTATCAATCAGCGGCAGCTTCAGCTTGTCACCGCCTTCCATCCCACACTTCAGTGTGAGCTGGTACAAAGCAGGTGGTATCATGACACAACCGACCATCTTCGGAGGTCAGGGACAGACGCTTTTTGCAGGTGGCGAAGCAGGCGATGAAGCAATCCTTCCGCTTGCGCCATTCTACACAGCACTGTCTGCGATGCTTGACAACAAATTCGAGCAGCTTCAGCAGTCATACAGAATCGTGGTGACTGTGGTCAATGAGATGGATGGCGAAGTGATTGCAGAGAAGACCACAGAGCTTGTGGCAGACAAAATCGTGGAAGAGTACGACAGAAGGAGGTAGCCATGAAGGTCAATGACATAGACATCAGAAAGTTCAATGCGAAGCAGCTGACTGTGGACATGCAGGCTGCTTCCTTCAAAAACAATACAGAGTGGGCAGAAGGTGCGGTCACACCGCACCAGTATGACACAGAAGTGCAGTATGGAACGCTGAAGCTGGAAATCCTTTTCAGGGGAAGTGGACGAAGTGCAATCATCAGGGCGGTGTCTGAATTCCTGTCCCTGATGACGCACCGTGTGAATCTTCAGCTGGATGGCTACAAGGGCATCTATGCCGGAGACATCACATCAAACAGCCTGAAGAAGACGAAGCAGAGCAACAGATACATCCTGACGCTTCAATTCAATGGCTATCTGATGGACAAGCAGGTGGTGAATACATACAAGTCAGCAGTGCAGGCGAAATTCACTGCGCTGGGGACAAGGAAGACACCTTGCATCGTGGAGGTGCTGCCGCAGACAGACCTTCAGGAATACACCATCACAGGATTCGGAGAGGATGACATCGTGCTGACGAACTTGGAAAAGGGCAAGGCAGTCATCATCAACGGAGAAAAAGGAACAGTCACACAGGATGGCGCAAACAAATTCGCAGACTGTGACATCTGGGAATTTCCGAAGCTGGTGAACGGTCAGGAATACACCATCACATTCAGCAGCGACAAGTGCGACATCACAATCAGATACAGCCCGATGTGGCTATAAGGAGGGAAGCGGATGCAGGTATATTCACAAGACCGAATCAGACTGTGCCTGCTTCAGCACTACACGAAGCTGTCAGTGACGAAGACACTGTCTGATGGAGACAAGAAGCTGTCCTTCCAGTGTCCGAAGAATGAGCCTGCGGTGCAGCATCTGAAGAATGAAGTGTACATCATCACGAAGGACGATGAATTTGTCCTGAAGGAAGTAGGGACATCGAAGCAGTACATGAAGTACACCGCACAGCTGAATCTGGAAGAGCTTCAAGGAAAGCAGTGGGCATCCTTCGAGACGGTGGAGAAGACCATCAGGGAATGTCTGGCAGTGGCACTTCAGGGAACAGGCTGGACAGTGGGCGCATGTGACATTACAAAGAAGAGAACTATCAGGAAAGACAATGTCTGCACGGTGCTGAATATCATCGAGCAGATTATAAGCACATACAAGGTGGAAGTGGAGTATCACACGAAGACAAAGGTCATCGACATCTATGAACAGATAGGAGAAGACAAGGGTGTGTACTTCATGGAAGCGGTGAACTTGCGGCAGCCGCCTTCCTACACCATGAAGACCACTGAATTCTACACACAGCTGAAGCCAGTGGGAAAGAACGGAATCACAATCAATGTCGATGGCAAGGACTATGTGGAAGACTATTCATACAGCAGCAAGCCATTGATGAAGGTCTGGAAGGATGAAAGATACACGCAGCCTGCATCGCTGGAAGAGGATGCAAGGCTGAAACTGGCAGAGATATGCAGACCAGTGGTGTCCTATGAAGCGGATGTGATTGACCTTGCAAAAGCATCAGAGGAATACAGCGACATTCTGGCATACAGTCTGGGCGACACGGTGACGCTTGTGTCGAAGACAAGGAACATCAGAGAGAAGATGCGCATTGTAAAAATCACAGAATATCCTGATGCACCGGAAGACAACACCTGCCAGCTGTCCACAGCGAAGAAGACCTTCACGGATGTCCAGAAGGAGACGAAGGACGAAGCTGTGGCTGAAGCGACTGCGACAGCAGCGGCGAACACCACAGAGACCGTGGACAAGGAATCGGACATCACCAGCGAAGAGATACAGCTGCAAATGGAAGGCATGAAGACAGAAATCCTGAAGGATGTGTCTGATACCTACTTGCAGACGAATGCAGCAGAACAGGTGGCAGCGGATGCAGCTAAAGCTGCGGCAGATGAAACAAAGAAATATACTGATAAGCAGCTGGAAAGCTATGCTACAACGCAGAAGATGACAGAGGAAATCACAGCAGCGAAGAAGGCTGTGATGCAGGATGTCAGTCAGACCTATGCAAAGAAGGAGACACTGACAGCAACACAGGAGCAGCTGAATCAGGAGATGTCACAGCTTCAGCTGGAAGTCGCAGAACAGCTGCAAAGTCAGGATGAAGAGGTGGCGGCAGCACTTCAGGAAGTAGAAGCCACGAAGAACGACATCACCGCAACAGATGGAAGCGTCTGGCGCATGGGCATTGATACAGAAAAAGGCTGCCTATTCTTTGAGAGATTGGAGGAATAAGACATGGACATGCGCATGGTAACTGACATACAGATAGACCTGTATGGAGAAGAGCAGCTGTATCTGGTATCTGCGAAGCAGGGAGACCGACAGACCAGATTCATCAGAGTGCAGCTGATGAACAACGGAAACGAATTCGAGATACCGGAAGATGCCACACTGATTGCGAACATCCAGAAGCCGGATGGACACTTCTGCTATAACGAATGCGAAAACCGAGAGAATCGTGTCATGGTGGAGCTGACGAATCAGGCACTGGCAGCAGCAGGCACAGCGCACTGTGACATCGAGATGCGAAGCGCAACAGGTGAGATGATTCTGTCTTCAGCGTCATTCACCATCGAAATCGAGCGGAGCATGAGAGATGAAGATGCCATCCTGTCCTGCAACGAGATGACGGTGTTAGACAACAGGGTGCAGCACTACATCGACAGGATGATGGCGACCAGACAGCAGGTGCTGGACACGGAAGCAGCATTCGAGGTGGCAGAATCGGCAAGAGCGCAGGCTGAAGCAGAAAGAAGGCTTCTGGAAGATTCCAGAAGACAGGCTGAAGAGCAGCGCAGTGCAAATGAAGTCACAAGGCAGCAGCAGCTGACAAGGATGCAGGAAGCAACACAGAAGGCATCAGGAGCAGCCACAGCAGCGAATGCAGCAGCTGACAAGGCTGAAGAGTTATACAAGACGGAAGAAGAGCTGCAAGCCACACTGGATGCACAGCAGAAGCTGTACGAGCAGATGCTGGACATGAAGGGCGGCATAGCAAATATAGTGAGCGGTGGCAGTCCGTACAGTGTGGACATGATGTACTGTGACGGTGGCACACCATACACCACGGAGGAATGCAGCGTGGATTGCGGCAATCCATAAGGGAAGGAGGAAGCAGACATGGCAACATGGACAATCACACCGAAGAAGGGAACGACAACGCAGTGGCGGGATTCACACAGGATTCTGGAAGTGAATGAGTGGGGTGTCGAAGAGACCGTGGGCGGCACTTATATCCTGCGAATCGGTGACGGTCAGCATGAATTCCTTGACCTGCCTGTGGTGGTGGATGTGGGACACATCGAAGAACTGACACAGACAGTCGAGAACTTCACAGCAAACATGCAGCAGGCGACATCAGCTGCGAACACAGCAGCGCAGCAGGCGAATGCAGCAACAACAGCAGCGCAGGCAGCAGCTGCGGCTTGCCAGAACATTGAAGCGGGTATCAATAGCATGTCCGATTCGGTCACTGGCAAGACATACACAATCGGCATTGAAGCCGGAAAAGTATTTTTGCAGGAGGTAGAGAGCTAAATGAGCGAAAGAATTTTTGTAGCAGACAAAGAGACACTTGACGCTGTGAAGGCTGACACCACTGGCATCCTGAAAGCACTTCAGGATGAAGACGGTGTCTTCCGCAACATCAAGCGATATGGTGTCAAAATCAACAGAGCAGACAGCAACGCAGACACCAGAGTGACCTATCTGTATGATGCAGTCGGAATGAATCCGGCGAAGATGAACTTCACAGAAGGTGTCTTCGACTTCGGAGACTGGGCAAGTATCTTCTTCGTGAAGAACAACAAGCCTGTGATGTTGAATGCAGATGGCACTGTGGCATACGAACTGAATCCGAATGATTACAGCTTGAAGGCAGATGGAACAGCTTCGGACATCACGGACGAATCCACCACATTAAATGCGATGTCTGAATTCCCACTGATGTACTTGTGCCAGTACGAAGTCGGCAATTATGAGTATATCATCGTCAGCGACACGCAGGTGGATTCCAGCTATCACGATGACGCATACATCAGAGCCGATGGCAGCAGGGCAGACAAGATGTACATGCCTATCTATGGCGGCAGCTACGATGGAGCAAAGCTGCGCAGTTTGTCTGGCAAGACCTTGATGCACAGCACCACAGCACAGACGGAGCTGACCAGAGCGCAGGCAAATGGAAGCATCTGGACAATTATTCCGTGGTGTAGAAGAAATCTTGTCAACAGTCTTTTGAGCATCATCAGCAAGTCTGAAGACTGTCAGGGCAAATTCGGAAGAGGTGTCTGTGACACTTATGTGGAAGATGCGGCACAGGACTATGGCAAGGTAGTGACCGGAACGCTGGATGATAAGGGACAATTCTTCGGATATAGTGACGGTACACACGAGGTAAAAGTCTTCCACATGGAAAAATTCTGGGGTAACAGATGGGACAGACTTGCTGGATATATCTGCGACCACGGACGCATCAAAGTGAAGATGAAACCACCATACAACTTCACAGGGGAAGACTTCGTTGACACCGGACTGGACGCATGTCTGACTGGCGGCTATCAGAAGGAAACCTATATGACCAGATGGGGCAGATTCCCGAAGACAGTGGGTGCATCCAGTTCGACTTATGTGTGCGCATATTACTGGATAAATGCTGAAATTGTCGCAATCGCCCTTGTCGGCGGTAGCACGTGGAGCGGTGCGAACTGTGACGCTTGCTGTGTCTACCTGAACCGTACCGCTGGGGCTGCGGATTGGGGCATCGGGGCTTCCCTTTCTTGCGAACAGCCTTCCGCAGCGTAAGCTGCGCACAGGGGGAACGGGGGAGACTTCCCCCGCTATGAGTGACGGATAACAGAAAAATAAAATAAAAAGGGATATGATGTGCGCCCTGTGACTTCCTTGCGCTGTTTGCGCCCTTGTCGGCGGTAACACGAGGAACGGTGCGAACTGTGACGCTTGCTATGTCAACCTGAACAATACCGCTGGGAATGCGAATTGGAACATCGGGGCTTCCCATTCTTATCACATTGTGGAGCAAAAACTGAATGCACATCATATTCCGTGCCACTTGGCAAAAATTAAACCGAAGAAGGGCTGTGTTAGTAGGGCAGAAATGCCATGAAAGCGCAGTAGGTGATAAGAAAGCCTGATGAAGACATATAAGCATCTATTTGAGCCGATGGTCGAGATGGAGAACATCAAGCAGTGTTTTCTATCAGCGGCAAAGGGAAAGACCACGAGGAACGATGTGGCGAGGGTGCTGAAACCGGAAAGAGATGAAGGCAATACAAATCCAGAGCCGGACTGTCTTCAGGAGCATGTCGAAGAATTGCAGCGTCAGCTGATAACAGAGACATGGAAACCGTCAAAACATCGACCACGCAAGATAAATGAGCATAGCTGCGGCAAGGTGAGGGACATCATCAAGCCAGACTACAAGTATGAACAGGTGGTACATCATTGCGTAGTTAAGCAGCTGCAACCGATAGTGCTGCGTGGGCTGTATGAGCATGCGCTGGGCAGCATACCGGAAAGAGGAACACACAGCGGCAAGCGGACGCTTGAAAAGATGCTGCGAAAATACAAGGGCAAGAAGCTATATGTGCTGAAGGTGGATGTCAGACATTGCTTCGAGACGGAGGACATCGCAGTCATCGAGCGAAAACTGGCTGAAATAATAAAAGATGACAGATTCCTGCGACTTTGCTTCAGGATTCTGGAATCAGAAGCAAAGTGGACAACGGATGAATTCCTGAAAGATGGGGAACATCTTGACCTTCAGGATGAAGAAAGACTGAAGGGGATTCCGCTGGGCTTCTTCACATCACAGTGGGTGATGCAGCTGAACTTCAAGAAGTTCGACCACTTGATGAAAGAAGAGTGGGGCGCAGTCGAAGGAAGGCGAATCGGATTGCAAAGAAGGACAAGGTCACATGGTATGACGCATGTGCAATGCTGTCATATATGGGATGGTATGACCACACTGACACATACGACTACTTTGAAGAGTACATCAAGCCAGCTGTGGACATCAGGAAGCTGAAGAAGATTGTCAGCAAGCATTCAAGGAAGGAGCGAAGGAGCTATGACAAACTGGTACAAAGCGCAGGCGGTGGAAGTCCCTGCGGAAATTGACACAACTTCCAGCCCGACCACAGTGTACGAGCGCAAGGACATCAAGCAGGTGACTGTGAAGGGAATGGACGGAGAGAGTGATGTGGTGCAGTATGAGTACATGGAGCGTCAGATGACGCAGGAAGAGTACGCAGCACATCAGGCAGAGCTTGAAAGTCCTGCCACAAAAATGATTATGCAGCAGCTGTCCGCAATCGAGATGCAGACAGAGATGCTGTCCGTGATGATGGAGGTGTAAGACATGGCAGAGGTAACACACAGCAAGATGTATGAGACTTTGAAGGCAAAGTATGAGAAGGAGTACATCACAAAGGAGACACTTCAGGGATGGGTGCGCTTGAACGCAAAGAAGGCGACAAAGGGCATCACTGCTGAAGAGTACGAAGAAATCACTGGCGAAGCCTATGAAGAGGTTGAAGAGTGATGACGCAGATGGAACTGATTGACCGATTATGCGCTGTGAATACGCTGCTGACCGACATTGTCAGAGAACAGGCGAACATCATGGCGCAGCACGGAATCGAGGAAATCTGCACCGATGACGCAACAGATGGAAGCATTCAGGGGCTATTCGGAAAAATTGAGAGGGCGACACAGGAAAACGATGTGATAGAAGCGCAGCTTCGCAGATTTATTTGAGAAGGAGGACAAAACCATGACGATTGAAGTATCACTTTTACTGTCAGGAATCAGCATCGCCTTCGCAGTCTACTTCGGAATCTGCACGAAGAGCCGGAATGCGAAGAAAGACACACAGGAGGAAGCAGGCAGGGATGCAGCCATGATGACGAAGTTGGAAATCATCCAGCAGAATCAGGTGGAGACAAAAGTGGAGATGAAGGGCTATCGGCAGGAGGTGGATGTGGTAAAGACGCAGAACATCCGAAACGAAGAAAGCCTGAAGTCACTGCACAAGCGTGTGGACAGGATTGAAAAAGCAGTATTCCCGACCAGCCACGCACACATCGAAGAATAGGAGGAAGCAGCATGGAGAGTGAAAGAGAACTACGAAGACGGAATGCACAGGAGCAGCTGACGCATGACAGATACATCCGAAGGATGGAGAAGAGAGCGGTCAGGAAAAAGAAGCAGCAGCTGACATCGTGGATTCTGGAATTCTCAAAGAAGGTCGTGGCGCTGTGTGTCGTTCTTCATGCTGCGGTATTTATCTTTTCAGCAGTGATGATATGGAGAACATTCGACACGACAGCACTGTCCACCATCATCACAGAATCGTCAGAGGTCATGCGGTCATGTGTCTTCGGGTACATGATAAAGGCAGGCATCGAAAACTGGCAGAAGATAAGGAACAGCAAGAAGAACACTGCGGACAACACGCAGCAGAATGAAGAAATGGAGGGCATGGGATAATGAAGAACGCACTGGAAGCATTGAAGGCAATATACGACAATCTGCCGATGATTCTGGCAATCATCGCAGTGGGCGGCGGCATCGCAATTCGCATCCGAAAATTCCTGAAGATGACGAAAGAAGAGAAGGCGAAGCTGCTCAAAGAACAGTCTGACAAGATTGTGGAACTGGTGAAGACACAGCTGCTTGCACTTGTATCTGAAGCGGAAAGCAAGTGGGGTGGCGGCACTGGAAAAATCAAAAAGTCAGATGTTTGGAAGGAACTTCTGGCACAGTGCAGCAAAGTCACTGACTACATAGAAAGCGGTCTAATCGACAAGCAGCTGATTGATGGTCTGATAGACGAAGCTGTGACAGAGATGCAGAAGATGATTGACACGAATCAGAAGGCAAAGGAAGCCATTGTGGGAGTGCCGGAGCTGAAGCTGGAAGAAGGTGAGCCAGAGCTACAGCCGGAGCAGGGAAAGCCACAGGAGCAATCAGAGCCAGAGGAACAGGACAAGGAAGGTGATGTGCAATGAAATTCTATGCAGTCACATTCCTGATATGCTTCACCATCACCATGATAGTGCTGGCAGCGGCTATCGTGGCAGAGGTGATGGAGTGCAAGAGGGTGCAGGCGAAGGAAGGCGAAGTCATACAGAAACCGATGAAGAAGCGTGACAAGATGCTTCTGATTCCACGCATGGTACTGATTGCTGCGCTTTTGTCCATACCTGCGCCGCTGACACTGATATTCTATGCAATACTGGTGATTTATATGATATTTGCACCAGAGAACTAAAAGGAGGAAACGACATGAAGTATTCAAGACAGAAAGTAGTTGACCTTGCGAATAGCTGGGTGGGACGCAAAGAATCAGATGGAAGCCACAAGTACATCATCGACATCTACAACACGATGAAGAGCTTCCCACGAGGTACGAAGATGCAGTACACATGGGCATGGTGTGCATGTATGTGGTCTGCGCTTGCGGTGTATCTCAATTACCTTGCCATCATTCCGGTGGAAATTAGCTGCTATTACCTTGTGGAAGCGGCGAAGAAGATGGGTGTCTGGGTAGAGAATGATGCACATGTACCGAAGCCGGGCGATGGCATCTTGTACGATTGGGATGACAATGGTGCGGGAGATAACACTGGAAGCCCTGACCATGTCGGAGCTGTCACCTATGTGAATGAAGAAGCGGGCTACATGGTAGTCACAGAAGGCAACTACTCAAACGCAGTGAAGAAGCGCACCATTTCCTTGAATGGTAAATTTATCAGAGGATTCATCTGCCCGAAGTATGATGATGAAGTGATAAGTGAGCCAGAGAAGGAAAGTGGCAAGACTGTCAAAGAAGTAGCGCATGAAGTCATCGCTGGAAAGTGGGGCAACGGAAGCGCACGAAAGAAAGCACTTGAAGAGAAGGGCTACAAGTACAGCGAAGTGCAGGCAGAGGTCAACAGAATCCTGAATGGCAGCGCAACGCAGCCGAAACAGGAAGAACAGAATCAGAATCAGCCAGTGGAGAAGAAGGTCACTTCCACATGCTATGCACGATTCAAGGATGCTTCGCTTGCTGGCACATACAAGACCACAGCGAATCTGTACTGCCGAAATGATGCAGGAACAAACAAGAAGGCACTGTGCCTGATTCCGAAGGGGACAGAGGTCAAGTGCTATGGATATTATAACAAGGCAAACGGTGTGAAGTGGCTGTATATTCAGTTCACAATGGATGGCATCCAGTACACCGGATTCAGCTCAATCAACTACTTGAAGAAATAAGGAGGGCAACATCATGAAGTATTATCTGGGCGAAACATTTGACAAAGAGAAGAACAAGGAATACAAGAAACTGGACAGCGGTCAGAAGGCTGCGGAGCGTGAAGGCTTGAAGCTGTTCGATGAAAATGGTGTGGATGTAACGCTTCAAGGAAAAACACCAGCACCTGAAGCCACAGACACACCTGAAGAGAGTGCGGCAGCAGGCGAAGGAGCAACACAGCAGCTTCCTGAAGGTGTGCAGCTGGTGGATGATGACGAAGTCCCTGAAGGAGCATTGACACCGAATGAAGACGGAAGCATCAACACATACAACGAAGCAGGAGAGAAGACTGGCACTATCAGTGCAGCAGAAGCGGAAGCGGCTGCTACATTCGCAGAGAGCGGTCAGGAAGGCACGGAAGGAAGTCAGACAGGCAATTCTGCGCCTGAAGGCGAAAATGGTCAGGAAGGTGCAAAAACAGAAGCCACAGACACACCTGAAGATGGTGTGAAGGAAGTGCATGGAAAGATTCGCCGCATCTTCGATGGGGCTGTACGCATCAGACGCAGTCCTTCATGGGCAGCATCAGCTGAAGCAGGTGTCAGCAAGTTCGCAGAGAAGGATGTCAAGGCACTTCACATCGTGGATGGCAAGCCTATGTATGCGACCACAGACGGATTCTTCATCAGCGGAGCAGCTGACATTGTAGAATTCATTGAAGAATAAGAGAAAAAAGAAAGCCAGCGGCAGAGGTCGCTGGCTTTTACTGAATATGTACTGATTTACTGATTCAAGACCATATCATAGAAAACATCTTCGGAAAGTATTTCGATGTCGCTTCCCTTCAATTTAAGAGCTTCAGCCTTCTTTTGCTTGCCACTCTTGCCATCCTTGATTGAGCTGCAAAAGTCATTATTGCCTAAAATCAGGAAGTTTGTTTTTGCTGTGACATTATCACCGCATAAGCCGCCGAGGTCGGCGACAAGTTGCATCGCATCTTTTCTGACCATCTTTTCAAGTGTGCCAGTAAATACACACACCTTGCCGAAGAGCGGGTGACTTTCATCGAAGCTGTCAGTGGATGCTGTGATGTCCTTCGCAGATGTCTGGCGATATGCAAAGGAACTGGTGAAGGATTCAATGTCATTGAATCTGGAAAGCGCATCAGACTTCAGTGATACAAAGCAAGCATTGCAGGTCTCACAGTCTGCGACAGAGCGATGTGCTTCTGATGTAATTCCATAATGGGCAGCAACGGTCTGAAGTTTGTGGTTTTTCAGTTCGGGATGCAATTTCCGTGCAATACGCATCACATCAACGAAGTCATTCTTCAAGGGAATACCGTGGGAGCTGGTCATGACATCATAAAGGAAGTTGATGTCAAAATTCACATTGTAACCAACAAGGACGGAATCGCCGATGAATTCATGGAAACGAAGAGAAGCGCCAGCGATGTCAGGTGCGTCACACACCATGTCATTCGTGATGCCTGTCAATTCGGTGATGAATTCACTGATAGGCTGTGATGGCTTCACAAGGGTGGAAAAACTGTCCACAAGAGTGTCGCCAGAATACTGAAGTGCTGCCAGCTCAATGATTTCACAGTAGCGTGAATCAAGTCCGGTTGTTTCGATGTCGATAACTACATAGGATTCAGGGAAAGAGATGATGCTGCTTCCCTTGTCAGGACGAATCGGCTTGCTGCAATCGTCCGATGTCTCTGTGTAGAATCTGCCATCGGCATCGCATTTGATAGTTATTTTCATATCGTGCCTTCTTTCCGGTCAGAAGAATTTTTGTGATTCTGACCATTAACACAAATATAATGTGATTTTGTGTTAATGTCAAGAATAGTGCAGACTATTAACACAAGGAGCGGTGCGGATGAAAATATATACCTACAAAGGGAAGAAGAATCTGTGCGGCGAACAGATAAGGCTTCAGAGATTAAAGAAACACATGACACAGAATGACCTTGCAGCAAAGGTGCAGGTGGAAGGTGTGACGCTGGAAAGGGATAGTATAAGTAGAATTGAAATTGGGACGAGGTTTGTGACCGACTATGAACTGAAAATATTTTCAAAGGTGCTGGGAGTGGATGTATCAGACCTTCTGGAAGAGGAAGACGCTGTGGAAACATAGCGTTTTTTCTTTGAAAAATCAGGCATTTTATTTGAAAAACAGTTGACAATATACCGAAAAAGGTATATAATAGAATCATGGAAAGGAGATAAGCAAGAATAAGCGGCAAATAAGCAGAGCCACTGGAAAGGAGAAAAGGCGATGGGACGCAAAAAGAAGAAAAAGAAAAAGTCTATACAGTGGAAAGACCTGACAATCAATGCACTGATAGACTTAATCATAGGAATCATACTTATCATCATAGACAAGCTGATTTCCTGATATTGATGATAGGCGAGAGGGCGAAAGCCCTCCACCTATCTGAAATATACCACAATCCCGAAGCCATGTAAAGATTATGCTTTTGAAACTTGGAATTTTTTTGGTAGCAGTCGGTGTCGTGAAGTTATGTGTGGCACTGGTAATGAGAGCAAAGAAGAGAAGGGAAAAGAAATGAACTTAGGAGCGAATATTCAGAAGGCAAGGAAGGCGGCAGGAGTGACGCAGGCAGAGCTTGCAAAGCGACTGCAAGTATATCAGAAGGACATCAGCAGATGGGAACACAACGAACTGACACCGAATGCGCTGACGCTTGCAAGGATATGTGCAGAGCTTCACGCATCAGCTGATGAAATTCTGGAATTGAAGTAAGACCGGAAAGCCACAGGTATTCAAGTGCCTGTGGCTTTTTGCGTCACGAAGGAGAGTGCAGAAGATGGCAAGAACATTCAAACAGCTGACGAAAGCGGACAGGATAAGAATTGAAGCATTATTAAAGGCAGGACATGGGAAGCAGGAGATTGCCGACATCTTGCATGTACATAGAAGCACCATATACAGAGAATTGAAGCGTGGTGTCTTCACTGCAAGAAATTCGGACTTGACCGAAGAAGAGCGATACAGCCCTGACATTGCTGATGATAAGTACAGAGAGAATCTGAAGAGCAAAGGCGGCTGTCTGAAGATTGGAAATGACATCAAACTTGCAAACTACATCGAAGAGAAGATTCTGAATGATGATTACAGTCCGGCAGCAGTGCTGGGAGAAATTAAGGCAAAAGGAATGGAAGGCGAATTCAGCTGCACGATATGCGTGACCACATTGTACAGCTACATCGACAAGGGAATCTTTCTGAAGCTGACGAATAAGAATCTGCCAGTGAAGAAAAATAAAAAGAGAAAATACAACAAAGTGGAGAAACAAGCCAGAGCTTCCGCAGGCGAGAGCATAGAGAAGAGACCGGAAGAGATTGCCACGAGAGAAGAATTTGGACACTGGGAGATGGACACAGTGAAGGGCAAGCGTGGAAAATCAAAGAATAGCCTGCTGGTATTAACGGAGCGCAAGACCAGAAATGAAATCATATTCAAGCTGCCTGACTGCACAGCTGCATCTGTGGTGTCTGCATTGGACAGACTGGAAGCAAAGTGGGGCAGAATGTTCACACAGGTATTCAAAACAATCACAATGGACAACGGAAGCGAATTCGCAGACTGCGATGGAATAGAGAGGTCTGCGCTGGCAGCGGGAGAGAAAAGGACAAAGACATACTACTGCCATCCGTACAGCAGCTATGAGAGAGGGACAAACGAGGTCACAAACAAATTGATAAGAAGGCATGTACCGAAGGGGACGAATTTTGATGACAAGACCGATGAAGAAGTGCAGCACATTGAAAACTGGATGAATAACTATCCACGCAGGATTCATGGGTATCATTCTGCTGGTGAATTATTCGAGGAAGAGGTCAGAAAAATTGGGTAAAAATTTTTTTGAAAAAATGTCGCATTTAATATTGACATTTTCATTTTTACTAAAAAACACAAAAAAGGGTTGACAATCGGCAAATTATGAGTAAAATAGAATAGAAATGCATACTAGCCTTATCAAGAGTGGTGGAGGGAACGGCCCGATGAAACCCGGCAACCTGTTAAGTCAAGGTGCCAAATCCGGCGGCAACGAAAGATGAGGATCTGATAGAACGCACATCGGGTCTTCGGTGTGCGGTTTTTTATTGGCAGGCTTTTGAAGCAAACTTGTAAAATGTGTCATTGCAGACCAGCGCAAACACTGGTGTGGCAATCTCCGGAGCTATTTGTCGCAAGCCTGCCTGAACAGTTGGTGGAAGTTATCTGTGCTCTTGTGAGAAAGAAAGGAATTAAAGA